GCAACTGTTAAGACTAACCAGTACTACAGAATTTTCCGCGTGGACAACATCCTCGGCGCTTAATTCTAATAATAAAAAAAGTGGGGTAGGTTTTCCTACCCCTCTTAAACTGGATCAGGATTCTGTGTTGAAAGCGTTTCCTGATCTTTTTTTATCTAAACTTATATAAATAGTATTATGGCAGAGTTAACAGACAATTTTAATTACCTTCAACCAACTTCATTTAAGTTAACGGTTGATCGACAGAATTATCCAAACTTAGAATTTTTCTGTCAATCGTTTATTCATCCTGGTATGATGTTAAATGCAGTTGAAATGTCGTATAAGAAAATTACCAGTATTCCTTTTATTGGTGATAAATTAACCTTTAATGAATTACAAGCAAATATTCTTTTAGATGAGGATATGAAATCATATGATGAAATGTATTCATGGATGAGAAGAATTTTAGATGTTGGTAATACACCAGCTTTTAATGCTAATACAAATTTACCACCATCAGTTGCAGATATGACTCTTACTATCTTATCAAGTCATAATAATAAGACAAGACAAGTAAGATATATAGATTGTGTACCAACTGCACTTACTGATATTCAGTTTGAATCTACTGCTGGTGGGGATTCTTTCTTATTTTTTGGTGCATCATTTAGATTTACATATTTTGAATTACAAGGTGCTACATATACAACTAATGTTGATGGATCACCAAGTATTAATGTAAGTAAGAACTTAGCTGGATAATATATAGTCTAGTAATTATATAATGTAGGATATGAAATGGATTTGAAACAAATACTTGAAGAATGGTCACAAGATAGTAAGATTGATTCTATGGATCTTTCTGAAGTCTCTAGACAAACACCCCTATTACATTCCAAATACTTAGAGAAGCTAGCAAATGCTAAATTGCTTTTAAAAAGATCTGAGTTTACACAGAAGACTTTATTGAAACAGAAATGGTTATATTATAATGGAAAAATGGATCATAACCAAATACAGGAACTAGGTTGGGAACCAGATCCATTTGATGGATTAAAGATTCTAAAAGGTGAAATGGAATATTATTATGATGCAGATCCTGAAATACAAAAATCAGAAGAAAGAATACAATATTATAAAACCTTAGTTGAGTCGTTAACTGATATTGTTTCTAATATCAATTGGCGACATCAAACAATCACGAATATGATCAGATGGAAACAATTCGAGTCAGGAAGTTAGATCACGCTAATCTACATGTAGATTGTGAATCAGGTATAGCACAGGAACTAAATGAATTTTTTAGTTTCTTTGTCCCAGGGTATAGATTTATGCCAGCATACAAAAGTCGTGTGTGGGATGGTAAAATCAGATTGTATAATAAACGAAGTGGTGAATTACCTGTAGGACTAATACACCATTTAGTTCAGTTTTCTCGTACGCGCGGGTACACGATTGAAAGTATTAAAACCCAATATGGATTACCATATGAAGAGCAAACTATAGATCTAAATGAATTAAAAGAATTTGTATCTACATTAAATCTACCATTTCCTATACGTGATTATCAGTTAGAATCATTACATACTGGTTTAATAAGGAAAAGATTAATCCTTTTATCACCTACAGGTTCTGGTAAATCATTAATCATCTATACATTAATGAGATGGTTTTTACAAAACCATAAAGAAAATATTCTTATTATTGTACCAACAACATCTCTTGTTGAACAGATGTATGCAGATTTCAGAGATTATGGTTATGATGTAGAATCTAATTGTCATAGGATCTATTCAGGTAAAGATAAAAATACAGATAAAAGAATTATTATCTCCACTTGGCAATCTGTTTATAAATTATCTAAAGATTGGTTTCAACAATTTGGTGTAGTTTTTGGTGATGAGTGTCATGGATTTAAATCCAAATCACTTATGACTATTATGAATAAATGTTCAGAAGCAGAATATAGATTTGGAACAACTGGTACATTAGATGGTACACAAACACATGAATTAGTTTTACAGGGATTATTTGGTAGAACATATAAGGTAACAACTACAAGAAATCTACAGGATGAAAATCATTTAGCAAAACTGGATATTAAACGTATTATCTTAGAATATCCTGAAGAAGAAAGAAAAAACTGGGGTACTAAGACCTATCAGGAAGAAATTGATTATATTGTTTCAAATCAGGCAAGAAATAAGTTTATATCTAATCTTGCATTGGATCAAAAGGGTAATACATTAGTCTTATATAATTATGTTGAGAAACATGGTAAGCCACTTTTTGATTTGATAGATAGTAAAGTAAATGATGATCGAAAGGTCTTCTTTGTATCTGGTGATGTACAAACATCTGATAGAGAAGCAATTCGTGGAATAGTGGAGAAACAGAAAAATGCTATTATCGTTGCTAGCCTTGGAACTTTTAGTACTGGTATCAATATACGAAACTTACACAACATTATATTTGCCTCGCCGTCCAAATCACAGATACGTGTTTTACAGTCCATTGGTAGAGGGCTTCGTAAAAGCGACGATGGGAGTACCACGAAACTATACGACATCATAGATAGTATAGATTGGAAATCTAAAAAGAATTTTGCATTACAACATGGTGATGAAAGACTTAAGATTTATCAGCGTGAAAAATTTGATCATAAAACCTATAAGGTACCTTTAAAATGATATATGACTATAAACAATTTAAAATGTCAAATGATGATGAAATTCTTTGTGAGGTCATTGAGTGGAATAATGAAGAGAATGATGCTCTTATTGTTCGAAATGTTATGAGAGTTGTTCAGGTTGAAGATTTTGAAAAAGGTATTCGGTTTTATGCTTTTAGACCATGGATGGGATTCTTAGAGGATCCAGCAGAATTACATACAATTAATTCAGGTCATATTATTGCAGAAATTAATCCATCTAATGAATTATTGAAACATTATCTCAAATCATTAAAAGAAACAGCTGATCAAATAGCTAATAGAAAAACTGCTCGAAAAACTATGAATCTAGATGAATTAGAATCAAAAATGAAAATTCTAGATGAAGATGAGTTTGAGGAATATTTAGAACAGTTAGCTGAATTAGCTGATATGGAAGATTCTGATCAGCCTGATACTGTTGGTAATGTTATTAAGTTTAAGCCAAAAGGTACATTACATTAATGTATGAAGAAGACCATGTATGGGAAACTATTCACCCTGATAATATATGGGTAATGGATAAGCTTATATTATCTAGAAAATTAGGTTATCTTTGTGGTCCAGTAGGTATGGATGTACCAAAAGAAGAATGGTATATTGTAAGACCATGTGTTAATGCATTAGGATTAGGACTAGGTGCTAGGTTTGAATATCTGAAAAAAGATACTGATCATCTTACACCTGGACATTTTTGGTGTCAAGTTTTTCGTGGTAGNCATTTTAGTGTAGATTATAATCGTGGTAAACAGATATTATGTGTTGAAGGATTTAGGGATAAATCAAGTAATAATGATTTGACACGTTGGAAAGAGTGGATACGAAGTAATGTGCAATTTGAATTTCCGGAAGTGTTAAAAGAATTCTCAGATGTTGAATGGATAAATTGTGAATATATAGATGGTAGATTAATTGAGGTACATTTCCGAAGGAATCCAGATTTTAAAATGGATATCGACCGTTTTATACCAGTGTGGGCTGGAGAAGAAATTAACCCACCTGAGGGATCGATCTATATTGAAGATCCTGAAATCCACGATCGTATTGGGGCATATGTATTCCCTGCCTAAAGACCATAATCTATTATACCATATTTTTACGATTTGTAAACAACTATTTTTTCATTTAAAAACAAAATATTAGGGGTTTACATATAACCGAATCTATGATAATATAGCTCTATATAAAATGAAAGGATTTGGGTGTGTCTAGATCAAAGAATTTACATTACGTTAATAATGCCGATTTCTCGCAAGCTGTTGTTGACTATGTTACAATTGCAGATGAAGCAAAAAAAAATAAAACAGAAATCCCTAAAGTACCTGATTATGTAGCACAGTGTTTTCTACGTATTGCTGANGGTCTTTCACATAAATCTAACTTCAGCCGATATACCTATCGTGAAGAAATGGTAATGGATGCTGTTGAGAATTGCTTGAAAGCTATTGGTAATTATAATCTTGAGGCTGCTACTCGAACTGGTAAACCAAACGCGTTTGCATATTTTACACAGATTACATGGTACGCTTTTCTTAGAAGGATTGCTAAAGAAAAGAAACAACAAGATATTAAGATGAAATATCTAGCTAAATCAGGTATTGAAAACTTTGTTGACCTAGATCTTGCTGATGAAGCTGCAGGTCAGATTATTGGAACTTTTGTTGATACTCTTCGAGATCGTATCGAAAAAGTAAAACAAACAGATACAGTATATGATGATCTTTATAAAGAAGAGAAAAAGAAGAAGCGTACTAAAATAGCTGATTCAGATTTAAGTGAGTTTATGAAATGAGGAGTTTATGAAATGAGTAAGATACATACTATTAAAATTCAGGAAGATGGTGATGATCAGTTCATTGAATTCCCTGAAGAAGTTATTGAGAGTACTGGCTGGAAAGTTGGTGATACATTAGAATTGATTAACTGCCCGGCCTCAGAAATGGCCATTTATGATGATTATATTATTTTGAGAAAAAAACCAGATGAAAATAGCAATTCTTAACGATACCCATTGTGGTATTCGTAATTCCTCAGAGATCTTTTTAAAAAATTCACAAGACTTTTATGAGAATATCTTTTTTCCGGAATGTGAAAAGAGAGGTATTAAACATATCTTACATTTAGGTGACTACTATGATCATCGTAAGTTTATTAATTTTAAAGCCCTGAATCATAATCGTAAACATTTCTTAAATCAATTACGTGAACGTGGTATGACTATGGATATTATCCCTGGTAATCATGACACATATTTTAAGAATACTAATGATTTAAATTCATTAAAAGAATGTCTTGGACATTATATGAATGAGATTCATATTGTGATGGAACCAACTGTAATGGAATATGGTTCACTTAAGATGGCACTTCTACCTTGGATCTGTCAAGATAATTATGAATCCTCAATGAAATTTATTAAGGATTGTAAAGCAGACTGGTGTGGTGCACACCTAGAATTAAGTGGCTTTGAACTAATGCGTGGTGTTGAAAATAAACATGGTATGAGCCATAAGTTATTTGATAAATTTGAATTAGTATTAACAGGACATTTCCATTGTTCATCTAAGAAAGAAAATATTTGGTATCTTGGTAGTCAGATGGAATTCTTCTGGTCAGATGCTGGTGATCCTAAGTATTTTCATATTGTTGATACCGAGACCCGTGAAATTGAAAGAATCAGAAATACGTATACTTTATTTGAAAAATTGGTTTACAATGATGAAAAAATAGATTATAATGGTTATGATTTTAAACATCTAGATAAAAAGTTTGTAAAGGTAGTAGTTGTTAATAAATCTGATCTATATTCATTTGATCGATTTATTGATAATATCCAAAATCAAGATATCTACGAACTTAAGATTGCCGAAAACTTTAATGAGTTCTTAGGTGAAAACGTAGATGATGATGGACTTCAAATAGAAGATACCTCACAATTAGTTGATGATTATATTGACGCAGTTGATACAGATCTAGATAAAGATAAGATCAAAATTAATATGCGTGAATTAATGGTCGAAGCACAGGCACTGGAAATTGCATGATTATTTTTAAGACGGTACGTTGGAAAAACTTTCTTTCCACAGGTAATTCATGGACTGAAATGCAACTTAATGCAAATAAGTCCACACTTATTGTCGGTCAAAATGGTGCCGGCAAATCTACGATGTTGGATGCTATATCATTCGCTCTCTTTGGCAAACCTCATCGTAGTATTAACAAACCTCAACTAATTAACTCAATCAATAATAAAGATTGTATTGTTGAGGTTTCTTTTAGTATAGGCAAGAGTGAATACAAAGTAGTGCGTGGTATTAAACCACAAATCTTTGAGATTTGGAAAAATAGCACACTTATTAATCAATCTTCCCATGCAAAAGAGTATCAGAAGATCCTCGAACAAAACATCTTGAAGTTGAACCATAAATCCTTTCATCAGGTAGTTGTATTGGGTTCCTCCTCTTTTATCCCATTTATGCAGCTATCTGCAGGTCATCGGAGAGAGGTTATCGAGGATCTTCTTGATATTAATGTATTTTCTAAAATGAATGTTATCCTTAGGGATCGTATTAATAGTCTTAAGGAAAAAACTAAAGATGTACAATATCAATTTGATCTAATTAAAAACAAAATTGAAACCCAGGACAAATATATTAAAGATGTCAGAGCTCTTACTGAACACGCCATTGATACAAAGAAAAATAAAATCAGATCTAATCAAAATGAAATATCGTCGTTACAGGAAATCAATAGCACCCTCTCGACCGAAATTGAAGGAAAGCAAGACTTATTACAAGCGAGACTTAACAGGTGGCATGATAAAAAACAATCACTCTTACAATACTCCGCACAATTTAAGCAACAGATATCGTCAGTCGCTAAGGACGCGAAATTTTATGAAGATAATGAACAGTGCCCAACCTGTAATCAAGATATTAGTGAAGAGACAAGATCCAAAAAACTCTCAGATGCCAGAGAGAAAGCCAAAGAACTTAAGAGCGCGATGGACCGCATCACTGAAGAGTCAGTTACTGCTGAACAGGCTATTTCAGAATCAACTGAATCACTTTCCGAAGTACGAGACAAACAAAGTAGCATACATTCTAACAACCAACAAATCACGAGGCTCCAAAATGAAATTAGAGCTCTCGAAGAGGATATTACAGGATCGGTATCAGCAGACTTAAAATCAGCTACTCAAGAACAAGATAAAAATATTGAACGTAAAAGAGAATTAGTAGAAGAGAAATTTAAGATATCTGAAGAATATAGTTATAATGAAGTTATGTCAGAAATGTTAAAAGATACTGGTATTAAAACCAAAATTATTAAACAATATATTCCAGTTATTAATAAATTAGTAAATCAATATTTACAGATCTTAGATTTCTTTGTACACTTTAACTTAGATGAAAGCTTTAGTGAAGTTATACGATCCAGACATCGTGATGAATTTACATATGAATCATTTAGTGAAGGTGAGAAACAACGTATTGACTTATCATTACTCTTTACCTGGAGACAGATTGCTAAGATGAAAAATTCTGTAGCAACTAATCTTTTGATTCTTGATGAGACATTTGATTCATCATTAGATCATGATGGTGTAGATAATCTATTAAAGATTCTTTATACACTTGGTGACGATACAAATATCTTTGTTATTTCTCATAAGGGTGAAATATTAGATGGTAAGTTCAATGCTAAAATTGAATTTAAGAAAGAAAAGAATTTCAGTAAAATTGCATCATAGGGGTTTACATTATGAATGATATGTCTTATAATATGAGTTTAAATCATGAAATTGAACGGAGTAGTTCTATGGAACTAAAAGACGGTACACTTCAGATTCTTAAAAACTTTTCAGGGATCAATCCTAATATTATGATCCGAAAAGGTAATGTTCTGAAGACTATTAGTGAAACAAAGAGTATGATAGCAATTGCTACAATCTCTGAAGAATTCCCACAAGATTTTGGGATCTATGATCTCAATGAATTTATTGGTGTACTTTCACTTGTTGATACACCTCGTCTTAAATTTAATGATGAGTATGTTACAATTGGTGATTCCACCGGTAGATCAAAAGTCAAATATTTCTTTTCTGCAGAAGAAACTTTGACAACACCACAAAAAGATGTAGTTATGCCTGGTGGTGAAATTCAATTTGTTCTAACAAATGATACAATGAATAAATTAAAACGTGCAGCATCTGCCCTTGGTCATACTGAGGTCTCTATTACTGGTAAGAATAATATTATTAGTCTATCAGTTATTGAGAATGAAAACTACACCTCTAATACCTTTTCTATAGATATAGATGGTATATTTCCAGAGGATATAGATTTTAATCTAATCCTTAATATTAACAATCTCAAGATCCTCCCGGGTGATTATGATGTTGAGATTGCTTCCGGAAGAATCGCCCAGTTTACCAATAAAGAACATAATGTTCAATATTGGATCGCCATTGAAAAGACGTCTAGTTATGGAGTATAATATGTCTGAACAAGTTGATCAACTTCGTGATCTCTCAAACAAAGCAAGTCGTAGTACAGTAGCAGTTATTGATGCTATGACACAACGTGGTGCATTTAAAGGTGAAGAACTATCTACTATTGGTGGTCTTCGTGATCAATGTATCGCTATTATCCAAATCTGTGAACAGATGGCACAAGATGTTGCCATGGAGGATGACGACGAATAAGTTTACAAACTCAATGTTTTGTGATATAATATTTTTTTGTTATGGAGTTTGTAAATGTCGAATGAATATCTCTGGGTAGAGAAGTACCGTCCTCGAAAAATTGCTGATACTATTTTACCTGATAGTCTTAAGCAAACATTCCAGAGACTAGTTGATACCGGTGAATTGCCTAATATGCTTTTCACTGGTACAGCCGGTCTTGGTAAAACAACTGTTGCAAAGGCACTTTGTAACGAATTAGATCTAGACTATATTATTATTAACGGATCTGAAGAAGGTAATATCGATACACTTCGTGGTAAGATTAAACAATTTGCATCCACTATTTCCTTACATGGTGGAGTAAAGGTTGTTATACTTGACGAAGCAGATTATCTTAATCCTCAATCGACACAACCAGCTCTTCGTGGTTTTATTGAAGAGTTTAGTAATAATTGTCGATTTATTCTTACATGTAATTTTAAAAATCGTATTATTGAACCATTACATTCTCGATGTGGTGTATATGAATTTAATACGTCAAAGAAGGATTTAGCTAAATTAGCTGGTCAATTCTTTGAACGAGCCAAATATATCTTGAATGCTGAAGGAGTTGAATATGATGAAAAAGCTATTCCACCGATTATTATCAAACATGCCCCGGATTGGAGACGTATCCTCAATGAGCTTCAGCGACATTCTGTTTTGGGGTTTGTGGCTGGGAATACTACTGATACTAGTGGATCCTTTGAGTCTTTATTCAAATATCTAAAAGAAAAAGACTTTAAGAATATGCGTAGTTGGGTGGTCAACAATATTGACACTGATGCTTCAGCAATCTTTCGTGGGATATATGATCGTATGTACGATAAACTAGACCCACAATCAATCCCACAGTTAGTTCTTATCCTTGCTGATTATCAATATAAGAATGCCTTTGTTGCAGATCATGAATTAAATGTAGTTGCTTGTCTAACGGAGATTATGGCTAATGTCAAATTCTCTTAGTCCATTCGATTTTGTTAATGCCATAAATTCTTCTAAAAAGAATATTATGACTGATGATATTGATGAGAAACAGTATAATTCTTTTATGGTTAATCGTAGTCTATCTTATTTCCAGGATACAGTATTAATGGCAAATGAGATGAATATCAATCACCACCTTGATAACCGTCTACAATTCGATTTTTTTATAAATATAGTTAGAAAGCGAAAACGGTTTTCTAAATGGTTCAAACCTGAATCAATAAGTGACGTGGAAGTAGTTAAGACATATTATGGGTATAGTAATGAAAAAGCCCGCCAAGTCTTAACCCTTCTTACAAAAAAACAAATAGAAGAATTGAAGAAGAAGGTTTATAAAGGTGGAAGAAAATAATTTAGTAGAATGGACACCTACTTCCATGTTGGAAGTTACTCTTAACGAACCTGATGATTTCTTAAAGGTTCGTGAGACTCTTACCCGTATTGGTGTCGCGTCAAGAAAAGACAATAAATTATATCAATCATGTCATATCCTACATAAACAAGGTAGGTATTTTATCGTCCATTTTAAGGAGCTATTTCTCCTTGACGGTAAGAAATCAAATCTTGAAGAAAATGATGTAGCACGTAGAAATACTATTGCTACTCTTATGAGTGATTGGGGATTAATTACAATTGAGAATAGGGATCGAGCACAACCACTTGCTCCTCTCAGACAGATTAAAATTATTTCTTATAAAGATAAAGATAAATGGGAATTATGTCCCAAATATAATATCGGAAATAAGTAGATAGTGTATAAATAAAATTGTAGTCACGGGAAAGCCTCTGTCTCTAATCGGTGATAGTTTATTGGAGTTACGCTCCCGTGATGACCTAGTGGATGCCGAGTAGTTCGGGTCCATAACATAACCTTGCTTAACAGGAGGTCACAATGACTAAAGCAAATTTATTGCCACGAAACGCATTTCTTGGTTTCGATCACATCTTCGATCAGTTGGAAAATATTCACAACCACGCGAAGGATACCTATCCCCCACATAACGTAGTAAAACACGATGCGTATAATTACGAAATCGAACTTGCTGTTGCGGGATTCAGTAAAGGACATATTGACATTGAAGTCAAAGATCACGTTCTAACGATTAAAGGCGATCGTCCTCAACGTAGAGAACAGAATCTATATGTTCATAAAGGTATTAGTGCTCGAAATTGGCAAAAGTCATTTAGACTGTCGGAATATACCGAAGTAGTTGGAGCTGATCTAGTGGATGGTATCTTGACTGTTAATCTTAAAGTCATCCTTCCTGAAGAAAAGCTGCCTCGTAAAATTTCTATTGGAAACAACGAGGTAAAAAATGACAACAATAGCGCTGAACTACTCACAGAGTCTGCTTAATGGATTTTGGAGAGTATTTAAAAACATTCTTCGAGGTGTAATGATCGGATGGATTCTGTCTCGTCAGACAAAAGCAAATGAATATATTGCTCGTCAGATGATTCATGAATACAGAGGATACACAGTAGAGTCTCTTACACACAGACTTAATATCGAATCTCTTTCAAGAATTAGAAAGGAATTTGGATATGAGTAAGTGGTTTAAAGATTGGCTTAAAATAATCAACATGACACCAACTGAAAGATATCTTGCCCAAGCTACAGATCGTTATGATCTTGAGCAAAGACAAAAAAATCTTGCACTTGGAAAGGTGAATTTATTCTAATGTGGCCTTATAC